CTTGTAGTCAGCCCTCTTGGATTTGATTTCTGGGAAGTCTCTCAGCACCTGCTGCGCGGTCTGATACTCTTTCGTAGAAGGATCTTTCCACCATGGGAATTCCTTCACCGTCTGAGCTTCAGCTTCCCGCTCAACTTGCAGGTACTGCCTACGGGTTGGAAGCTCGATTTCCCTGCGACGAATCGCAAGTCTCTTCATGCTCCGAACCTGATGGTCATACACATCAATCTCGTTCCCGTCTGGGCCAATCAGAGTCCCGCCATCAGGATTCTCCTCGCACCACATCAGCACCTCAGTGGCTCGTTTCCATTCTGCATCCACCTGCTCAACTGTCTTGAGCTTGGCGACTGCTTCGGACACGTCCTGCTGCTGCGCTGCCTGTGCTGGAGCCTCGTTGAGTTTGGATTCAAGCTCCGCAAGTTTTTCCTTATAGGCTTCGACTTCTGCAAGGGCTTGCTTCTTTGCAGCGACCAACTTGTTGATTCGCTTCTGCACGCCCTTTGGCTCATCGCTCGCGGATTCTTCCGGTTCTTCACCAGCTTCTTCCGGTTGCTCTTCAGACTCCACCTCTTCCTCTTCTTGGACTTCCTCTTCTTGAGGCTCCGAGGGTTCAGTGTTGTCTGCCGTTGTTTGTTCCTGATCGGATAGGAACGTCCCCTTGACTAGTTCACTGAGTGAATATTCATCGAGGATACCGATCTTTTCCGCAGCGTTTCCTGCCTCCTGCGACTGCGACGCAGGCTGTGATTCATTTGTGTCCATGCTGTTTTTGTGCGGTGCAAGAACCGCTATCATTAGACAGGGCAGTTGGTTTACACGCTGCTCAGGCCGTGTTTAGTTGCACTATGCAACAAAGTCTTTATCTGTCAAGCCTCTTTTCTTTAAGGCTTCTTCTCTAAACCATAGCAAAGTTTCCTTGAGTCCATTCACCCCGTCTGCCCTTCCGGCAGCGTGGATGCGTGCTTCTCCGGTGGTGTGCTTGTCGATGGCGAAAAACACTTCCTTTTCAATATAGGAATCTATGATGGCTAGTGTGTTTTCCCACAGCTTGTTCTCGCCAGTGAAGCTAAATGCTAGAGCCTGTTCTTCTGTCATACTATCCATTTACTTGGTTCACGCCTAAGCGGCCAATCTGAGCGTTCTGCTGTTGCATGAGGCTCATCTGCATGTTCTTCACATAGTTATCAAACAGAGCCTTGAAGTTCTCGTCCTGTTGCAGTGCCGCCTGTGCTTTGGGGTTCTTCTGCATGATATCCTGCACAAACTGCATCTTGGTCTGTGCTGTTGGATCGTTCTCTGTATAGAGAGCCTCGTTGCCAAGCAGCATGTTGGCGATGTCGTTCTGCACGTCCTTGTACATCTGTTGGCTTGCTTGCGCTTGATTGACGATAAGCTGGTTTGCCACTTCTGGCGCAACCGCCATAAGCATCATGCGGGTCAAGGCGTTTTTGTCGATGGCTCCTCCGGCGTCCATCTGGCTGATCGTCTGCAAGAACTGTATCTTCTTATCGATATTCTCAGGGTTCATATCCGCGACATCGAACCGTATGTTCAGCTCAAAGTCGTTATGTATGGAGGATAAGTTCTGTGGAATCTGTTGTCCTCCTGTAATGGCTGCAATCTCTTGCGGAGCCATGAACTGTGAGCACAGAGCAAACATCTGCTTGAACACTCCCCTCCAAGACAGGAGCCAACTGTTGACAAGAAGCTGTTGCAGCATCTGCGTCTTGACCGGATTGACCAGTTCGTGGTTGACGCCAAAGTAAGCGCAGTGCCGTTGTTCGACTGCTTTGATGAGGTTAAATGCCGTGCTAGGCTCTCTAGCTGGCGGCTCCATCCAGGTGTAGTCGTCTCTCTGTGTCACGGGCAGTTGCACCCCAGGGCCAACCTTGTTGATGGCACCAATGCGCTTGACTACCTTGATGGGTGGCAGCGTTGCGAATGCGGTGTAGTCCCGAATCGAGTCGTGCTGCGCTTTAATCTCGTCCTGATCGGTCATTGCCAACTCAGGAATCCCACGAGAGTCTGCAATCGCTCTGCGAAGTTGCTCTCTGCGGAACTCTACAAACGGATACTCGCCATGCGCGTAGTCCAGCTTTTCATAGATTGCCCAGCTTGCGTCATCTTCGCGTCTGTTGCTGGCTGCCTGAGGGCAGAAAACAGTGTAGTAAATGCAGGGAGCATTGCCATCCAGACTCTTCTGGTATGCATACACCACTTCAACCATGTTGTTGTAGTTGACCCCGTTGTAGACGAGCATCGTCGTCGTCGGGAGCAGGTTCATGTTGTAGAACGTGCTGCTTTTTCCAATTTGCTGCAATGCACGCTCCACCCAGTCTGGATTCCAGCCTTCCGTGGTGATTTTCTCGCGCAACTCCACTTCAGACATCCATGTTCTGCGGAAAATGACCCTGCTTCGCTGCAAGTCTGCTGTCTCTGGCGGAAAAATGATCTCGTCCCACGGTTTCAATGCTTGCACAAGAGGCAAGTTGCGTGACACATACTCTTCCTCATATGTCCCAACCCCTGTTTCAGCAAGGTCAGACACCATTTTCTTCGCTTCAGAGAGGTCGTTTCCAATCGCCGCCTGGATAATGGACGCAGCAACCTCTGGTTGTTCCACAATCAAGCGTGGAAGTTCCATAAGTTGCTCGCTGCCGCTCTGTTGCGCCATCTGCATGACCTGCTGGATGGAGATTGCCTGCTGCCGCTTGCTGATATGCTGCTCCCAACCCACATAAAATGCTGTCCACCCATACTGAAGGGCGTATTGCGCTCCTAGTTCAGCTTCTTTTCGCAGTTCGTTGGACATTTTGTTGTCCCGAACCCAGTGCATGAGGTCTGCTGCGGCACTGGACACCTGCAAGTTCTGCAAGTTTGTTGGCATTGCCCTGATGTCGGACCGCTCGAAAGCTGTCACTAACAATGCAGAAAGCTCGTTGCAAGTGCTGTCGATAAGCCTGAGGCGAACGTCGGATGCTCCTTCAAAAGGCCATGCTGGACTGCCTTCTTCGCGCCATTTGCTCCATTTCTTGCCGTCATCAGACTGTCCTGTCCATCTGCAAAACCGGATATTATCGAACTTGGTCGAGAGGTTGCCTTGACTGGAGTTCACCATGGAACGGTTGTACTCGTCCAGGAGATCGCCAATGTCTGGCGTGCTACCTGCAAAGGCTAGGGGATCTGTGTCGTTTTTCATTGTCAATATGCTCCGCAGAACTTTGTTCCAGCCTTCATCAAGTCATCCACTGAATTTTGGTGCTGTGGATTCATCATCACTAAATATCCTAGTGCGTCAATAGGGTCTTTGCTAGCACCTTTTTGGCCATCTGCTCCTGTCCATTCTCTGAGGCTGTAAATAAGGTTCTGGCAGGTTTCGTGTACCATCAATCTAGGATGGTTCTTGCCTTGTTCAATCGGCAAATCTCTATCGTAGCACAAAAGGTCGTTGATGATAAGAACCCGCTCATCCACATTGGCTGATGCAGCAGGGATGAAGTACAATGGAACATGCGCGTCTGCTAGCATGTCTAACAGAGTAATGCCGCCCTCTTTTGTCATCGCTGCCGTCCCTGCGCTTCTGGGGTCAATGTAGCGTTCGGCAATCTCTTCGCGTGTTTTATCGTCTGTCTCTAGTGTCTGAATAAGCAGCGAATACTCGTCCACCCCTCGTCCTGCCGAGCTTCTCTGTGCTGGCCCTGGTTTGCCATCTGGCTTCTCGCACGGCAATGCCCATTCTCCGTAGCTTTGGTCTGGCCATTCTCTGTACACCCACAGGACTCCATTCTTATCCACTTTGACCCATAGCATGAACCAGTTCCGCGCTCCTGCGGGATCTGCCACCATGTAATTGGTGCCCTCGATCTCTCTTGGGTCTTTGCTAAACACGTTGTGGTCGTTGAACAATGGGAACTGGCTTCCTGCCGTTGCTTCTGCCCAGCCGTATGCGCGGATCTTAATCTCGTTGGTTGTCTTGCCGCGAAGGGTATCCTTCATCCGGTTCCACGGATTGTACGGGTTATCCTTGGAATGATACCAAATGCATGCGTGCTTGCCGAACACGTTCCTAGCCATGTATGGCATGTGCCCGTTTGGCACCCCAATCACGTTGTTGTTCGGGAGCAGTTCGGAAGGTTTCCAATGCGTAATCTTGGCCGAGTTGATGTACTCCTTGACCACGCTAGTATACCCTTCCACCGGAGTGAACGTGATGAGCATCTTGCCGTTCCTTGTGACAAGACGGTATCTCAAGGTCTCTAGCCAATCCTGCGGCACTAGCTCATCGCACCAGATGAAGTCCACTTCGCCACCTT